TGCCCGGAGGTTTCCGCGTTGACGCTGACGTTCCCGGTTAGCCCCGGCGGGATCTGAAAAATGCCCCCGGCCTCGAGGCGTGTCGTCGTTCCGGTGTCGGAGAGCGCCGCAGGGCCATCGATGCTGACGAACAGCGGCTCCGCGAAGATCGTCCCCTGGTCGATGTTGCTATACGGATTCTGGATGAAGCCGCCGAGCAAAGGCCCATAGGCCGCCGTGATCGGCTGGCCGCCCACCGTGACGACGGTCGCCGCTGGCGCGTAAAGGGAGACCGGGCTCGCCATGCTAGACCTGCGTTACGGCGATGCCGGCGACCGTTGAAAACATATAGCTCTCCGGATCGCCCTGGACTAACTGTCCGGTCGGCGCCGTCGAGACCCCGTTGATCGAAACGACGAACGTCAGGACCGAGATCGTCGACGGGTCGATGACGGAAATCACCGCGGCGGCGAACGTCGTCCCAAGCTCGAGCAGGCTGATCGGGGCCCCTACCTCGATCCCATTGATGTAGGCCGCGATTGCCGTGGCGGCGAGTTGCGCGACCGCCGCCTGCGAGACGAAGTTCGGCAGCGTCGTGTTCCAGGTCACCGCGATCGTCACCGTCTGCTGCGGCGGGATGACGAAGGGGACCGTGTAAAGGTCCGGCGCGTCCCGGATGTTCGGCGTGGCATTGCGCAGGTTCGGGGAAACCACGCCGCCGCTGACGTAGAGCGGATAACCCGTCGTGTCGACGCCGATGCTGAAGGTCTTCTCCGTCAGAACCGTGATCGTGAGCGGTATCCCGTTGAGCGGCGTCATCCCGACGATGCCGGCCATCGTTATGACTTGCCCGGTCGCGAAGCCATGGTTGAGGTTCGTCGTCACCACCCCGGGGTTCGCATTGGTGATGTTCGTCACCGAAAGCGTCGATCCGACCAGCCCGGCGATGTTTACCCCCGAGGCGTAGATAGCCCCGGCAACCTGATACGGGTCGCCGCCGCCGACGATCACCTCCCAAGCCGCCCCCTGCTGGCGCACGGAGACGAGCCGCTGCTGGACGCCGGAAACCTGGAACAACTGCGTCTTGAGGAGCGATTCGGTCCCGGTCCCGATCGCTTGGCCCGCCATCAGGACGCGCGCGCGGAATTGCTCCGTCGTCTCCGCGGCGAGACCGGCGAAGCCCGGCTGCGGGTTGGAGCACGTCAGGTTGACGTCCGGCGGTTCTGCCGTGACGAGTTGCGTCACGCTTCCCGACGGGACCGCCCACGAACCGGAGACCGTCGCGATGCAGAACAGCGGCAGGCTTTGACCGTTCGAGGACGTGACCCCGCCGTCCTGGACGATGTACTGGTAGGTCCCGTCGGAAACCGTGAAACCGACCGCGATCACTTGGCCGCCGAGCGGCGCGCTGGTATTTGGGTCTATGGCGGTGAAGACGACCGAGACCGACGTGTTCGTGGGGACGCCCGGAGCCGCCCCCGGCCCGATATAGATTTGCCCGAGCTCCAAGAGCAGGAAGTCGTTCGCCGCGTAGGGTGAGATCGAGTTCAGCGTCTCGACCCGCGCCGCGTCGATCAGGGCGATGCCGCCGACCTCCGTAGTCGACACATCGCGAATCAATGATCCGGGCAAAACTGCCGTATATCCAGGATTCGTTGCGCTGACGTTTGCGATAAGTTCGGCGAGAATTGTCGCTGGCGGCGTCGGTTGGACCCCAGCCGACGTGATGACGACCGGAAACTCGAAGTCCGTGTTGCTCATGTCGGCACCTGGACGATAATTTTTGAGCCCTGATTTGTGGTCACTGCCACGTTATAGGTCGGCGTTGTCACATCGGGCACCTTGGAGATGATCAGGCTCGCGAAGTATTGCGCAAACTGCCGCTGAATCTGCGCGACGTAATAGTCAGGCTGGACCTGCTGAAGGACGGATTGCTGCGCTGGCAATCCCCAGTTGGCGTCGAACGGAGACTCGTTGAGATTCAATAGGAAGTTTTGGCAAAGCGTGGTGATCCACACGGCGTCATCAAAACCGTTAGCATCGGTGGTGACTTCCACCCACGACTTGCTTCCGTCTGGATTGACCACGCGGCCAAAAGTTCGCATTTCACGATACCATCACTTGGCCACCATCGTTCCAAAGCGTCCCCGGCGGTCCCGGGGCAACCGGCAACGTGCTTACCACGAAATTGCCGCCGACGGGGAGCGTCACCGTAGTGCCGGCGGACGAAACTCTCACGATGCTCGTCTTGTCCGCGGTTCGGATGATGCCGCCGTCCGGTCCGTAAAGCTCGATCGCGTTGGCGTCGATCACCGCCTGCCACGCCTTGTTGCCGATCGGCGTCCAGACCAGCATCGAGAGGTTGCCGCGCGGGGAAAGGTCCGCGGTTCCTCCCCCGAGGCCGGACATGCCGCCGAGATAAGCGTCGGCCGACATGACGAAGCCGGGGCACCCTGCCTGGATCGGGAGGCGGACGTACTCCGACCCAACAATCGGGACCGTCACGTTCGGTAGCGTGTAAGGCGACGTCAGCGCGAACTTGACCGTGACGATCCCCCCGGTAATCGACACCACCGTCGCCGGGAGCGATTGGCCCAAGGTTGCCAGCGCGCCGCGGACCTTGCGGTTCGCGAAGAGTTCGAGCGACCGCGCGACAGGGACTTTCTGCGAACTGCTCATGCGGCCGCCGCGACCTGATTCGGCGCCGCTTCAATGACGGTCACCCACGCATCAGCGGACGGTTGCCGGAAGTGGCCGACGTGCCGAAGGCTGACGATGCTGAAGCCGCCCTGGAAGGAAACCTGCTGGTTCACGAGCGCCGAACTAGCCTGCTGCGTGTTGATAATCTGCGTCGGCGGCAGCATGATCTGGTTCCCCACCGCGAGATCGGCGCGCATCACCGTTTTAAGTTGGATGTTCGGCGCCTCGATCCAGGTCGGTTGTCCGATGAGGTCTTGAAACGCGATCTGCGTCGTCCCCGCCACCGCGGTCCCCGACGTGCCGTCCGAGACCGAGATCGTGTTCCCGGAATAGGTGATGCTGACGCCCGCGTAGCCGGACGTCTTGACGATGTCAAAACTGGCCTGTCGGCAGTATTGCGCCAAAAGTTCGAGCGTCGGCACGACGTGAACGTCGTCGGCCTGGCGCACGAGGTTCGCGGAAATCGAGATTTGCTGCTGCACGCCCGGGAAGGCCGTCGATAAGGCCGTGGCGAGCGCGGTCGCGAGCGTCTGCCCGGCCTTCCAAAGGAGGACGATGTTCTTCGGCGTCTTCAGCGATCCCGTCCCGCCGGGCGCACTCGCGGTCGCCGTTCCGGGCTGGATGACGAAGTCGAGCGTCCGGTCGACCCCGATGTTGTTGCCGAAGCACTGGAAGATGTTCCCCTGGACGAGCAGGCCGGACTGCGCCGGGTTCGCAAGCGGAAGCCCCTTTTGCATCCCGCCATAGATCGCGATGTTCTTGCCGTTGAGGTTGTTCGCCTGCCCGATTTCTTGATTGGAAATCCCCCAAACGCGCGCGTTCGCGAAGCCTTGACTGGTCGCCGCGTCGATGACGGGAATATCTAATTCAATGTCCCAAGCCTCTGGAAGTGTTTGATTATTTACGAAACTCGTGTAGGTCGCCCCGCCCAGAAGACCGGCGAATCCGGGTGGGGAAATTACGTCTCCCGAGGCCGAAGTAATGACGATCCTGTAGTAGCGCAAATCAGCCCCGCTGGACTTCTATTCTGTCCTTCTATACCATAACTGACATCGCGGCGATCAACGCGACCCAGAACGCGGCACCACTTCCCCTGCTTCCTTGCGCCCGGTGTCGCAGCGATGTGACCCTTGAACCGCGTTCCAGGCTTGATCGGCCGGAGCGCAAGGGAGACTTAAGACCATGCCGAGCATAGAAATAACGCCACAGGAACGCGAGATTGCTCGCGGCATCTGGATCGCGCCAGGCCCGCTAACGGAAAGCGGGCGCGTTGAGGCTATCCACAATCGCATTGGTCGCCAAACCGGAACGCGCGGCTGGTTTCGACTTCACTTCGGAGTCCCTGGGGGTCAAAGCAAGCCGCGCATCGAGCGGAGCCCGGAGCAGATTCGCGCGCTCAATTCGAGCAAGGGCCCTTACCATTGGTATTCTACGGGAACGGCAACAAATCCCGGAATGAACTATCTGTCGGACCTGATCATCCGACCGGGCATCGAAAAAACATTTGCGCCGCTGTTGCTTTATCGCGGCGCCATGAACCGCGGGCGCGCTCATCGCATGTGGAATTTTATATTACTGATGATGGCGGCGGAAGCGGAGACTATGAGCGATGGTCTCAAGCTCGTAAATAACGCCGCCTTTTCGCAGCTCTGCGGGCCGCTGAGACCGCCGAGTAAGCCTCATCTTTGGAGTTTTCTGTGGCGCCTGTACGACAATCCGTCGGTCACCAAAAATATCGAGGGACTAACCGAATATGTGAAGATGGTCGGTGGCCAACATTGTTGGGAGTTGCAGCGCGTTGACCGATTTAGCGACCGCATTGACTGCGCCGAATGGCGCATATCGACTCACGAAAATGCGGGCCAAGACTATCGCGACCGTGAACGCGGTATCGCTCGCAGCAAGCAATTATTTTATCCGTTCATGGCGCACGATCCCGAAAAGCCGGACGGTGCTCGCGATCTCGTGCTGCTGGTCAATGGTGCCGTTCCTGATAGCTGGCCCGAGCACATCCGCGCGGATGTCTGTCAGGACATGATTGTGGGTCTGCTGTCCGGCGATATTGCAGTCGGCGACCTAAACGATGCTGTTGGGAGGTACATCACCAAGCATTTCAAAACGCTGCCCCTAAAATACGATGGCGCCGGGCCTCGCATATCTTTTGATCAGCCGATGCTCGGCACGGAAGATCGTCCTTGGACAGAGAGTGTCTGATGGCTACCGCCTGCTGTTTCCTGCTTGCGGCGCTTTGTTATCGCCGGCCATCGATGGCGGCGAGTTTCTTGGAACTGGCGATGGTGAGGATTCTCTATGGGCACTAGAACGTCGCGGCACGGACACGGTCGCAAGCCTCTTTATAAAGAGATCGACCGCAACACCGGAGCAAAAACATTTTTCTTTGTTGAGCCGCCGCTCAATCTTCGCGGTCGCAAAGGCGAGGGGCTTCCGTGCACTTATTGCAAACGACTCATGGAGAGGACTTCGTCGCATTCGCGCGTCGCCGCGACGCGCGATCATTATGTACCCGCGTCCGCTGGCGGCACGCAGCTAGTGCCGTGCTGCAGAGAGTGCAATAATCTGAAGGGCGACATGCTCCCCGCCCAATGGGAGCAGTTCATGGCCGATCATCCCGGATGGTGGAAGAGGCAGAAGCGCACACAGAAGCCGCAGTCGCCACGGACCCCGATGGAGTCGGCGTTGGCTGAGAGTGTTGCGCAATATCTAGCAAACCGTCCGAGGGACAACAAACCTGACTTTGCAGACCAGCCTTTCCCAATGGCTGATGTGGCAGAGCGGCAGCAATTCAATGTAGAGCATTATCAATCCGAAGATGGCGGTAAGCTTGTCGCGCCATCCGAACGCGACATTCTCATGCAGCTTTATGCAGAAAAAAAGATCACCGCGCTTCAACTCCGCGCCGGCCGGTCTTGGCAGTGGGATATGGAGGCGGCGGCGATCCAGCCAAACGTCAGCATTGATTGGTCGGAACCGCGCGGTGGTCTGCACTATCAGAAACGCGGTGATCTTACCGAACGCCAATACACATCAATGATGCGGAGGCGCGATTTTCAGAAGTCGATGGGGAACGCCGCTCTATTGATGCTTGATGCCTGTTTAGATGTAGATCGAGGACGCAGTGAATTAACGTTTATGTTCAAATGCCGCGGGCAAAACGTCGATGCTACTATGCGCCAACTTCTTGATCTTCTCAGCGCAGCCACAGGGATGACCGAACATCAGAGGCGAACATGGGTCTGGAGAATGAGTGCTGCCCGAGATGCGGGTGTTCCAAGGTCTATCGGATCAGGCGCAATCAGCGCCGATGCACATCGTGCAAATACGATTACGGAACAACGCGGGAGGTATCCCGTCGCTATCGAAAGAAAGCGCCCGGTTGGTACGATCGGATCATCGAACTTCACCGAAGCGGACTCAACGCCCACCAGATCGCACTGACAGGAATCGGAAGCTATAAGGCGATCTGGCGTTTCCTGCAGAGATTGCAAGCGGAGCAGACATTAAGGTGAGATTTCAAATTGTCTGTTTGGCGCGCGGTAAACGATCCGCGATGTGACAAAATATCCGCCTGTTAAGTCGACATCGTATGATGCCGATCCGAACGCAGTCGCCGCGCCCGGATTTGTTGCGAGCGGGAAGGTGAAACTCGTCGGACTGATGATGTAGCACTGCGCGACGCCATTGAAGCCATCGGGTACTGCACCGGTTATCGCGAGCGGAATGGACTTGCCGATTTTGAAGTTATGCGGAGTGACTGTCGTGCCGGTCACGATGCCGTTCGCCCACGATAACGCTTGAAGGTTTAGGCCGATGGCGCTTCCAGACAGCGCGCGCGCGACAATCAGATTGCCGCTCAAATCGTACAAATTCAGATAAAATCCGAAAGTCGCGTTGTTCGGCCCGCGAAAGATGTTCCAGGTGATGATGGCGTTGTACTGCTGCCCGTCGAGCGTTGGGCTGAACTGGAACGGCTGGACGGCCGACGGCGTGAAGTTGATGAAGGTGGTCAAGACGGACCTCCGATGAGCGGCACGCCGATGCCGGTCCCAGCCGTGTTTGATGCGGCGGGGATGGTTCCAACTGCCGCGATGCTTTGTGGATTTCCGGTCGGTGGTCCGAGGCCGCTCCAAGAAGGCACGCCGTTAATCGGCACGCCCGACGTGATCTGCGACATCAGATTATTTTGCGCGGCTTGCGCGGCGGCGAGCGTCAAAAGCGGCTGCTCAAAGTCGAGTTGATATGTGTTCTGCGCCTGCGCGCTGCCGCTGTTCGACGTGTCCTTCATCCCGACCATGAGGCAGTTCGTGTAAAAATAGGACGGCGTCGCGACGATGTAGGTTCCCCCAGAAGCATTGTGCTGCTTCAAGACCGCCTGCAGCGCCATGATCGTCGCGAGCTTCGTCGCGTAGCCGCCCGGACCCTTGGCCGGGCAAATCATTCTCATAGAGATCGTGAGCGGCTGCGTGATCACCGCGTTCGCTGCGACGGTCTGATTCGCCAGCGGGTATTTCGCGACCTGCTGGTCGATGAGGGACGAACCGGGAATCGGAACGAAGTGCGCGAAGAAGTCGTCGAGGTCGAGGTCTTCGCCACCAGACAGAAGGCCGTCGACGAAGTTTAGGCTCTCCGTGACGGAAATTATTGGAAGAGCGCCGCCGGGAATCAGCGTCGCGATGCCGCCGGTCAGGATGATCGGGCTGATCTCGAAGCTGAGACGGAAGGCATCGTAGCCGGCGGAGATTCCCACGGTGGCGTCCTCGGAACGGTCGCGCTATCCTTAGCACGCAACAGGGAGAATCGCACATGACCGTTCGTGAAACTATTTTTGGAATGTCGAGCGCCGCGCAGGAAGTATTCGAAAAGCTGTTCCTATTCGGCCCCACTGAGGACGGCGACATTCCCTCAAAGCAGGGCCGTGGTGAGCTTTGCCAACTTGGCTATTGTCACGCCGAGTTCGGCTGGAACTGGCTCACACGCGAAGGCATCGCGTTTGCGCTTGATCCGATGATGCTGGATCGCGCCAAAGACAAGTGGCTGAAAGAGCGGAGCGAGGCGATCCACCAGATGAGACACCCAAACGGCTAGTTTTTCAATCCGTTGATACTGACCGCCACATCGGCCCCGGCCTTGGTCTCGATGGTCACCACCGTCGGCGCGTAGCCGTCAAGCCCCTTTGCGCGGTCGACGTAGCGCGCGGTCTCCGCCGGCATCTGTGACTTGCCGGCGAGAACGGCGTCCTCCCGTCCCGGCCCGGAGTTGTAAGCGGCCAAGACCTTCTGCGTGTCGCCGTGGTACTTCTGGACCAGCGACGCGAGATACTTCCGCGCCACCGCCTCGTTCGTCGCCGGGTCCATGAGTTGCTGCGGGCTCGCGCCGTACATCGCCCCGGTCCCCGGCATGATCTGGTAGCGGCCGATTGCGCCCGCTGGGCTCACCGCTTGGTCGCCGCTCGCCTCGGACTTGCGGACGACGCCCATGAGCTGATCCATCGTCATCGTGCCGCCGCCGATCCCGAAGATGCGGCCGAGTTGCCCGAGCGCGGTTTCCGTTCCGGCCGCCCGGCGCGCGCGCATCTCCCCTGACGTTTCGAGGCCCATACCGTGAAGCCGCGCCCATTTGGCACGGTCCGCGACGTGCGCACCGCCCGTCCCGCCGCCGAACCATTGGACGAACCGCCATACCGTTGAGGCGAGTTTCGAAAGTCCCTCGACGAACGATTCGACGCTCTTCTGAAATTCCGGCGTGCCGACGTAGCCGGCGAACTTCTCGAGCCCGACGTCGACCTTCTTGATCCAATCCCCGAGCGCGGGCGACGCCATGAAGCTGTGGATTGTCTTTTCGGCCGCGTCCGACAGCCGCGTCAGACCCGGAGCGAGCGGGGCCAATCCCCGAACGAACGTGTTGAAGATCGAGTTGCCGGCGTTCTGTAACTGCGTCGTGAAGTCCTGCCAGCCCTTGAGTACGTCTCCGGGAACGTTGTTCTTCCCGACGTTCGCGTAAAACCCTGCGCGCACCTGCTGATATTCAGCCGCCGATGTCTGGTGGAGGCGGTTCAAGTCTTCGGTGGAAACGAAATTTCCCATCCTGCGGGCTTGGATGACTTGACCGTAAAGAGCCGGATTGGTGGTGTCGGCGATCCGTTTAAGGTTGTCGAGCAACGCGACGGCGGTCTGCGCGGTATCGCCGTTAATTTGAGCCTGCGTCAGCCCGGCGCCGAGGAGGCCGACCCTTTGGTTAACGTCGAACTTCGCCCCGGCGACGGCGGACAGGAACGACTCGGGATCGACCAGCCGGCCGAAGTTCGCGCCAAAGGACTGCTGCGGGCCGTAGCCGAGGCCTAGGCCGAGCGATGAGCGCCGCCCCGCCGCGACGCCATAGGCCATCCGATCGATGCCGAAGAGGCCTCCCAGCCCCAACAGACCCCCAACCACGCCGGTCACCGCCCCGATGCGGAAGATCGACTGCGCGATCGAGCCGACCGTCCCCGCGACGTTCCGGGTGATTCGGTCGATTGCCGTCCACTTCACGACCGCGGCTTCGAGCGACGCCGGGACCTTGGCCGCTTCCGCCGCGAGTTGGCGGGTGACCGTCAACTGCTTGCGCGTCGATTCTGTGGTCTTTCCGATTGCAGCATTGACCATAGACCATTGGGCCGGGGCCTTCGCGAGTGCGGCCGTGTATTGATCGTGCAGCTTTTTGAAAGCGACGAACTTCTGATCGTTCAAGTCGATGTCGATCAGCGATTTTACAGGAATTTAAGCCTCCTCGCGCAGCGCCACGACGTTTTCTATCGGGTGATATTCGCTTAGAAAACGATCAAGAGGAAGGCGCACTTTATCCGTCGTTCGCCACTCCGGCTCGGGCCAAGGAAAATCCCAGGGCATCAGAACCAAGACGCACGGCTCGCAGCCAAAATAGAGCGGGGCGGCGTTGTTCAAGATCGTCACGCGGACGGGTAAACCTTCAACCGGCGCCGGCCATTTTGTCGGCCAGTTGCGTTCGTAGCGCGCGCCGATGAATGGCAGGCGGCTTCCCACGTCACGTCCCCTTCTTCATCAGGAGAGCGAGGAGCAGCCTATCACGCCATTCCGCCGCGGTCGCGTACCGGAAGCCCTCGACCTCGCTCACAAACTCCGCGAAGCCTTCCCCGGCGGCGAAGGTCAGACTGGCAGCGACGCAGGTTTCCCGTCCACCATCGCATTCGCAGGTCCGGGCGCGCTTGGCGCAGGAGCAGGGGACTTCTCGCCAGAACTGACGGTCCCGGTCGACGTCTTCAAGGAATCCGTGAACTCCGTAGAGCTCAACGGCGACGTTCGCGCACCCCACAGACCCGCAGCCGCCGTCAGCATCTCCTTGCGCTGCGCGCGCGCGAGCGTGGCCGAACCGACAATAAAAAAAACGATGGCGTTCTCGACCTCCGCCTTGTCCTCCTCGGAGATGAAGTTTCGCTCCACCGCGATCGCCAAGGGGACCGGCGTCCATCCAGAACCGTCCGGGACGTTCACCGTCGTCAGGCGTTCGATCTCGTCGACGACGCCCTTCTTGACGCCCACCAGACCGGTGCGCGGGTCGTCGTCCCATATCTTCTGATCCCGCGAGAGCGATCGCAGCAGCTTCATCGCCACCGCTGGGCCGCCGAGGACTCCAAGGCCATTCGAGAAGATCGCGGAGAACGTCTGCGCCAGGATCATGAAATAGCGGTCGACGACTTCGGCCGGTAGCGGCGTCGAGTGAACCTGCGCGATCACTGGCCGATCCATCACTGGCTCGCCGTTTTCCATCACCGGCTTGCCGTCGGCGTCGAGCTTTGGGACTTCCTCGCCGTAAACCGGCACGACGAGGTTCAAGCGGCGATCAATGCGCAAAGGAAGACCCCTGTTGATTTAGTCGCGTAAGCCTTTAATTCCACAGGGAATTATTGACTACGTAAAATCCGCGACAAGTAATCGCGAAGATTGGCGTGGTGCCGTTGAAGAGAAGATCCCCGACACTCTGGATCGACATGTTGTGAAGGTTGAATTGCGATAGGCCGCTCGACACGTCCGGCCACACGGTGCCCGGTCCTAGCACGGAGTTTGTCTCAAACTGCGCCTTGTATGAGTCGGACAAGGATTGCGTCTTCAACAGCGCGATGACGACGGACACCGGGACGTATGGTTCCGGCGACTGAACGAGTCCGGACATCGTGCCGTGCTGCATCGACATCTCGCCTTCGAGCCGAAGGTTGATGCCCTCTTTATCGAGATAGGGAGCGGTGACGTTCAGCGCGGGAAAATTCGCCCAAACCGTGGAACCTCGAACCCTGTTGAGGAAGCCCTGCGCAATGAGGGGATTGCCGCTGCCAGCCATGTTTCAGTTCCTCATCCCGCGAAGTTGCTGACGGTCACGTTGATCTGCACGGTCTGGAACCCTCGCAGCGGCGTGTAAACGACGGAGATGCCGTTATAGCGCCCGAGCCCGTAGTCGTTCGGGTTTTCGACCACGTAGCTCGCGAAAGGATCGGCATTGACCAGCGTGTTTGTGTTGTAGGTCCCGGCGTCGAGCGCCGCTTGGAAGGAGGCCGCGTTGAGCGTCGTTCCCTTGATCGGGTAAAGCACGAGACCGTCGCCGACGCCGGTGGTCATCGTCGTCACCGCCGCCTGCTGGAGGACGTTCACGCCGGCTTGGTTGTAGTCGACCGGATTTTGCGGGTTGTTCGCGCCGTTGATGATCGCTGCGGTGACCGCCTGCGCGAGGTTTATCTGCACCCAGTCGATCGAATACCAATACTTGAACGGATTGCCGTCTTTGGTGAAACCGCCCTGGACGAGCGTGTTCGAGATGCCGCCCTGCGCGCCGGTGCCGATCACGTTGATCGCGGCGACATTGAGCGTCGTCAGAAGCGCCGCGTTGCCCTGCAGCGGGAACGGCGTCACCCCGACCACGAAGGCCTGGTTGAGCTGCGTCACCTTGTTCGTCGACGACGGGCTGTAGTTGAGCGTCACCCAGAAGACCGAGGCGAGGCTGAACTCGGTGACCGGGATGCCGCCCGACGTGTACTGGCTCGCGACGAGCGTGCCGAGCGTCGTCTCCGGTCCGGGGTTCGCGGCGACCGCGTAGACCAGCGTGCTTCCGGTCGTGCCGGGCAGCGCCAGGAAGGTCCCGTTGTAGCCCGCAGGGACGCAGCCCGAGATCGTGAAATACTGCCCCGGCAGGACGCCATGGGCCGTCGTGGTCGTCGCGGTGACGTTGCCCGCCCCGGAGCCGGCGCTGAAGGACAGTGCGGTCAGAGCGTTCGCCGCCCACGCGCCGTAGGCCGGCGCCTCGATCAGGGGCACGCAGCACTTCTGGAGCGACGTGTAGAGCCCGTAGGTGGCAAGCGTCGTCGTGACGAAGAAGTAGACCTTCGCCGTCGTGGCGTTGAAGTTGCCGAGCATCGTCAGGAACGAGGCGTTCCCGTCCCAGTAGCGGGGAACGAGGAAGGAATAGAACGTCCCGGGGTTCGCGGCGATCCAGGCCGTCAGGAAGGTCACGCCGTCGGAGGCGTTGCCGGGCCCAAGTTCAAGGACGGAGACTGCCTGCGCGGAACCCTGCGCGAAGAACGTGGTCGCCATCGCGACGAGCTCGGCGACGTCCTCCTCGGTGTACGTGCCGGGCGCGGTGTTGGCGCCGGGGTTCGACGGGACGACGTAGGCGAAGGACGACGTGCCGGTGATCTGGCAGAGGAACGTGCCGTTGTAGCCGGACGGGGCCGCGGCCGCGATGGTCAGTTCGATCGTGTCGCCGATAGCGAAGCCGTGCGGGGTCGCCGTGATCGCCGTGATCGTCCCTCCCGCATAGGTCAGCGATGAGATCGCCAGCGCGCCCTTGAGCAAAGATGCGAGCCCCGAATACTGCGTCAGCAGCGACATCGTTCCCGGGGACGTGTTCGTAGACCCCTGCGAGATGAAGGCGCCTTGCTTTTGCAGCGTCGACGGCGACGGCGCAATCTGTACGCTCACCGCTACGGAAACTATGGGATTCGACATATCGGCGGCCTTCCCTTCGAGGGCGAATCAGAAGCCGCGTTAGCGGTAGACCACCGTGAGCATCTGCCCCGCGCCGGGCTGAATCGTGATGCCGTTCTGCACCGGAATACCGAGGGCCACGGAGACACCGCCGGCAGTGTCAGGGATCGGGCAGACCGCGTTCGCCGTGGTGCAGTTCGCCGTCGACGCCGAGTCGTAGATCGTGCCGACGCCGGTCCCGGCCGTGACCACGTTGATGCTGGCGAGCATTCTGCCGGACAGCGCAATCGGCTGGTTGACGTTGAAGGCAACCTTGTTGCCATCCGTGAAATCGAAGGTTTGAATGGGGCCTTGCGGCATGGCGGCAGTTCCTCTGTGTCAGAGCGCCGCCTTGAGGGCAGCGGTATAGGGACAGAGCCTTAGAACTTCCTCGGCGACCGCTGTGTCCCCTGCGTCGGCCTCCGCGTCGCCGGCGATCATAATACGATGGCGGAAATTCCACCAGTGCGATGATCGTGCTCCCCTGATCGCCCACTCCGTGATTGTCGCGACGTCGAAAGGCCGCCCGGAATCGTCGTGCTTCTTCCACTCCGCCGAGATTTCCGCGATCGCCAGTTCGGCCGAATCAGTGACGAGATGCGTCTCCTCGAAGCGATAGTTGTCCATCAGGTTCAGGTCGATCGAGCCTGAGAACGGAAGATCGCGGTCCTTGACGATGGCGATCGGGTGAATGTGGAATCCTCTCAGGACGACGTTGTCGCCCTTCCTGAAATAGACCGTGCACGGATAGCCGGTTGTTCCGGTGCCCCAGAACATGAGCTTCGTGATCGGGTGCGCGTGCTGGTACGCCCACCAGGCCAACGCGCGGCCGGGCAGCGGTGGCGGGTAGCGATGCCAAGGCCGGAGCAGCGTCCGGGTGCCGCCGCAGACGACCGCCCGCTTGCCGCGGCGAAAGGCGCGCTCGATAGCCGCGAAGGCGCCGGTCGAAACCATGATGTCGGCGTTCAGTAAAACGACCCGGTCGCCCTCCCGGGCCGCCTCTATGGCTTCCCGGTGGCCGTCGCACAGAGTTTGGAACACCAACCCCGACGACGCCGGCAGCGGAACGAGGGTCAGCGGATAGCCCCCTAGTGCCCTAGCAACGGCCTCCGGTGCGTCCGTCATGACGACGTACCGAATATCGACCGTCCCGCCTGTCTCGCGCTGAAGCTCGGCTATGGCCGCCCTATGGCTGCGCAAAACGGGACCGAGGAAGACCTTGACGTAGTCGCCCCAGGCCGGGACGGCGATCACCATCCGCCGCTTGATGCCGTGCTGGATCATTCCCTGCACCGATTGGGCGGGGCCGCCCCAACGGAGAGCGGCCCCTTCGTTTCACTTTTCGGTTTTGATTTTGCTCGCGCTCGCCAGCGAACACATCGCATTTGCGGCATTGCAGGCCGCCTGAGAGAATCGCAAGGCGTCATCCGACTTATCGGCCTTGGCCGCCTTGGTGATCATGGCCTTCACTTCTTGGTCGCTCATCGGGTTCTATCTCCGAAAAAGGTCGGCGCTTTGATTGTCCGTCCAGCGGCGCGCCAACATTGACCGCTGAATCTCGTGATCGCTCCACATTCCGCTTTAGCGCGTGTTCATATCCCGGCGCCACAGGCCGCGGGCCGGGGCCGACGTCGAAAAGTGCGACGATGGGGATCGGCGGGACCTCCGTGACCGTGACCTTTCCGAGCGGCTCGTCGTTGACGAACGCCTTGGCAGAATGGACTGCCCCCTCGATTCGTAAGATGACGATCTCGCCCGGCGCGATTTCCTTGCTGTTGCCATTGAACCGCAGGAATCCGTTCGACATTTCGAACCCGACACCGGATGGCATCGCATAGGCCCGCGCCTCCTTGGCAAAGCCGGCGAACAGCATAAACCCATCGACCTTGTGAAAGTGAAGCCGGACCTGGAAGACCTCGGTCCCGCTCGCCGCGCGCCAGCGCAGACCCCCAAGCCCAAGGACCTCGACACCGGACAGCGCCATCGTATCCCGAACGAGTTTGGCGTCGCCGTATCTGGTTGCGGCATCGGCGTTCTTGGGGTCGTCTTCGGGAAGCCCGTAGAACTGGTCGTAAATCTTAACGAACGACCCGACCATGTCCGCCGGCGGGACGAAGACCCAGTCAGCCGCAGTGAGTCCGCGCGCCTGATAAAAAACGTTGGAAGCGGAATCAAACCACATCGCCCCGAGATAGGCGGGCGCGACGACGTTCGTCGGATCAGCAATGTCCATGACGGCAACCCCTTCGGCAAGGATACCGCGCCGGCCGGGGAAACCACAAGCTAGGCTTTGCCGATGTAGAACGAAGGGATCGCGCTGGCGATGTACTGCCGCGCGATGTCGTTTATGCGGTTCTGCAAATAGCTCACCTTGAAAGTCACGGACTTCTTCATCGCAATGGTCCCGAGCTCGGCTTGCGTCCGTTTCTCGTCCTGCACCACCGGCATGTTCATAATCCCGAACGGCTCAAAGTCGGAACTGTACTGATAGACGGCATCGACAAAATCGAGCGCCCTGAAATTCCGCGTGCCCCATAGCGTGATCTTGACCGTCTCCGCGCAAAGCTGGACATGCGTCGAGGTTGCCGGGTCAATCGTCGGCGCCGACGCCAAAGCCTCAGTGGACTCCGGCGGGATGTCGACCGTTCCGAACGGCGGCGGCTCGTTCTGCGGGGACAGGAACGACGGGAAAAGCGTGATCCCGAGCGTGTTGAAGCCATAGACCGGGTTGCGGCCGTTGAGCGCCAGCCACGCCGGGAGGCTGTTGGAGACGATCACGTTCGTCGAGTCGAAGCCCGAGAGGTCGTCGATAATCTGCGTCTCCATGTCCGGATAAACCGCAAACCCGACGTAGTGAAAAAGATCGGACTGCATGTAGAACGACGACCGGCTCGAGAACGCAAACCGCTTGCCCTCAAACTCGCCAATCCACAGCGTCCCCGGCGCAATGGCCGAAAGATCGTTCACCGGCTCTTCGGCCGTGAAGACCATCCGCTCCGCGCCGTAATACTCGCCGGCCTCCTGCCGCAGGTCCGTCGCGTAGTGCAGCGATCCTTTGGCATTGAACGTCGGCGCATCGACGACCGTTTCGGGAGACTGATTCGGCTCTACCTTGTTCACGAGGGCTGCATTTACCAGCGCCGACCGGCTGACGATTGAAGCGTTCACCCAAAATACGAATCCATCGATAGGCAACACGAGCCGGATGTACCGCGTGAACGTGATCTCCTGGACGCGCGATAAGGCTTCGACCCCGGCCGCCAGATCGGCGGCCATCGGGTTCTTCGCGGTGAGGGCCTCCTGTGCGCCGGCCATGTCAGTCCACCCACGCCGTCATCGACGCCTGTAGCAAGCCTGTCGCTATGAACGACGGTCTGCGAACGCCGGTGCGCGGATTCTTGAACCGCGGATTAAAACCTTCGAGCGCCGCCTGCGTCGGCACGCCGGGGAAGCCGATCTTTTCCATCTCGCTGTTCGCCAAGAACTGCTTCATCCGGTTCTCAATCGACGACGTTGCCGAGCCGAACGGATTGAGGTTCAGCGGCGCGCCCATGAGATAACTCTCGACCGCGCCCTGCATTGAATCGGTCACGTCGTTCGCTACGTCCTGCTCGTGGATCTGGTAGAAATTTTGAAAGATATGATATTTGGCCTCGAGTATCTCAGCCACGTCGCCAGTCGTCAGGTTTGCGTACTTTGCCCGCCATCTCGCGTGGATTTTTGCCCGCGGCTTCTTCGGGACACGCTTCGGCGCTTTCCGCTGCGGGCCAGTAGGCTGCGGCGCAATGTACGCAATGTCGATCACGCCGAGATGAAGTATGGGCATCACTACCCGCCTATTGGTAAACAACCGAAACGCATTGCCCCGAGCCCGGGACGACCGTGATGCCGGTCTGGCAGGGGAACGCGATGTTGATCGGACCGACCGTATTCGGCAGCGTCGCGATGAGACTTCCGGTCCCGTTTCCGCCTGTGGTTGGCGAGTCGTAGATGGCACCGGCGGTCGATCCGGCGACCGTGACGTTCACCGTCAGCACTCCCCCAGCCGATGCCTTTAGGACCATGGGCTGGTTGATGTTGAGCTGCGTATTGACGAGTCCGGCGTTGCCGAATGATGTCGCGGTCATAGCGGTTCCTTAACTGATGCCGAACGTCGATGGCCCGTAACTTTGCGATAGCGCAAGAAATTGCCGACCATATGGGTCCTTCAACTGCTGAAGGTTGGCAAGCGTGAACATCTTAGCAGCATCTTGCACGACCAGCGACATCGACGTTGATTCATCGGCGGTCGACTGCACGACGCCGGACACGAAAGCGTTGATCTGCCATTGCTGGCGCGTCCAAGCAAAGAACGGCAGGCCAGGATCGCCGCTGCCCTTGACGACCGGAGCATCGGGAAGGTCTTGCGCGTAGGCCAGGAGGTTTGATCCGGCGAGATTGTAAACCGCGAGGGCGTAGATCGTGTAGCCGCCGGAATTGAGCGAAACGCCGGCGGCGTCTGTCGAGGGAACCGGAACGCACTGGAGCGCCTGGTTGACGATGGCGAGCGCGACCGAAAACGCGAATGGAATAACAGGCGAGCTCGACGGTAGGACCGTCGTGCTGATCTGCATCGTGTTGACGATGAAATCCTGGAACCCCGCAAGCGTGGGCTGTGGGGCCGTCATGCGCTACTTCTTGCGGGGACGCCCGCCCTTGTTCTTCGGCGGGGCAGCGGCGCCGGCCTCAACGCGGTAGCCCTCCGCGATGGTCTTCTCCCCGGCCTCGCTCTGCTCTTGCTGCTCGAACGTCACGTCCGTCCGGTCGGCGGGCTTATCCTCGATGCCGACCTCGGCGAACTGCTGCGCCACCGTGGTCTGGACGATGTCGTTCGTCGCGACGGCGGCCTTCTGGCGCCGCTCGTGGCCGTCGGCGGTCAGAAGCTCCGCGTTCGTGTCGCGGACGCTTTCCATGACTTTCGCCGTGACCGGGTTGACCACGTTGAAGACCAAAGGAGCGATCGCGCGCTGCCGCGGAGCGTCAAGCGCGCCGACCAGCCCGTAAGGCTGAAGCTGCTTAACGATGTCCTCGATCTGGCGCATGTGCATGTCGCCGCCGATCATGACTTGCCGACCGGGCGGAATCTCTTGCTGGCGCGCGGGCTCAAAACGCCGATTGGTATCCTTCAATTCGCCGTCCGGCCCGTAGTCCAGGCGGAAGCAGACGATCTGATTCTGGCGGCTGACATTTGCGATATAGAGCTTTGCCATGACGCTTTCGTTCCCCTGTTGAATAGTGAGGCGGCCTGCGGGTGCCTAGCTACCCACCGCCTCGGAAGTCACTAGGCTCCCTCGGAGACCCTCACTGGGCCTATTGATATTGCGCGCTGAGCACGGTCAAAGCCTGCGCTCGCGCTGCCCAGCCGCTTGAGATCCTCCATTCCTGCAGGAAATCCGTAGCGCCGCCGGCCATCGGCGAGACAATCTCGCGCGGGGCCGCCATGTCGCAGTATTGCGTCAGGCAGACCTTCGAACCGGGAAGCAAGCTGGCGAAGATGTTCGTGTTCACGGGCTGGTCGCCCTTCGGCTTGTCGACCTCGGGCATACAGATGATGATCGCGTCCGTCCCGCCCGCGCCCGCGCCGATCAGCGTGTCGTCGTAGGCCCAGATAAGCGTGTCGCCGTTCGCCATCAAAATTTCCTTGACGGTCCCCGCAGTCGAGGTCGTGCCGGCGCCCGGCCGCTGATACTGGACGAGTTGGACGATGTTGTACTCGAACAAGCCGAGCGTCCGCTGCGGGCCGAGGATGGTGATCTTCTTGCCGAGACCGAGCTGATAGGTCCGCGTTTTGATGTTGAGGACCTGCTGCGCGATGAAGAACGCCATCTGGCCGTTGTCGTAGGTCACGACCGTCGAGTTGCCGAATGTGTCCGGCGGCAGATTGATCGCCGTCGCTCCGGTCGCGTTGATGAGGCCCTCGCCGTTCTGCGGGTTCATGCCGAAGAGGCAAGCGTCGCGGGCGAGCTGGTAGTTCGCCTGCCGGCCGCCGAGGCGGTAGGCCTCCGGCACCGCGAAGCCCCACCGGGAACCGGCGGCAACGTCGTGGTGATTGTACTGGTTGCGGACCTGGAGGAGGTAGGTCGGCGCCGAGATCATGGTCGCCAAGATGTCGACGCCGGGGAGTTCCTGAGAACCCGCCGTGTTCGCCGCGATCTTCGCCCGGAAGTTCATCTGCTTCATGTAGACGATGAGGTCGTCCTCGGAGAGACGAACCCGCATCTGCCCTTCGGCCAAGACGTCGATGAAGCCCGACGCTTGGCTGTACTGGATGAGAAACTCCGGCTCGATGAACGAGGGGTTCAACGTGGTGTAAGCGTGCGCCTGAATCGACATGGTCTATTTTCCTCGTTCCGTTAAACGATTGACGCCTGACGTTCTGCTGTCCTCAAATCTGGATAAGGGCTGCGGCGCCGGAATAGTTGTACGTCGCGAAGCCGGTCGTCGAGTTGTAGACGACGGTCTCGGAGTTCGACGGATTGATGTCGAGTACGTTGACCGGGAGCGCCTGGCTGGCCGAGCCGCCGACCGTGGCGTTGCCGCCGGTGATCGTCGCCGCGCCAGCCGCGACCGGACCCTGCAAAGTGACCACGGAACCAACAACGGTCAGAACCGTCCAGGTGCCGTCGAGCGTGGCAAAGGCGCCGGTGCCGGTGAGCGATGCAAGAGTGAGCGAGTCGCCGGGGCTGAAGGTGGGAGCGACCGCCATCGTCAGCGTGATCACGCCGGTGGCGGAGACGTAGGTGCCGGACGAGATCACGAGCGTACCGAGTTCGGGGATGAGAAGCTGGTTCGTGAAGTCCCACGCGACCGCCGGCTGGTAGGTCGTGCCACCGCGGAGCGACGTCAGGGACGGATCGCAGGCGACCACGATGCGCGCCAGCGAGCCGAGCGGGTAGTAGTTGACCTGCATTCCGGAGCCAGCCAGCGGGACCGGAGATTGCGGCGACGTGATCATGCCGTAGGCTTCGTCGAAGACTGAGAAGCCGGCGAGCTTTGTGGTACCGGTCAGCGCCGTAGCGCGGCCGAGGATCGGACCGAGAGAACCGCTCGGGGAACCAGGAACGCCCTGCGTTCCGGGATAGCCGCCGCCAGGGACGTTCGCGTAGACGCCGACCCCTCCCCACATCGGTAGCGTCTCGGTCGTCGCCAAGATGCCACCCCGCAAGCGATAGCGGGTCGAGGGATCGGGCATCGCCGTGCCCTGCCGATAGCCGCTGGACTGAACGTTGAAGAGACCAGCGTTGCCGCCGCTCTGCAGGTAGGGCTGGAAGGTGACGGACGCGACCATCTGGTTCTCCTGAGTTTCAGTTCTCTAGCCTTCGACCCTGTTGAAAAGCGCGATCAGTTCTTGCCGAGATTGTCGGTAAGGAACTTGCCCTCGCCGCGGAGCTGAACCGGCCCGGCAAACTGGTTCATCCAGGCAGCCGGCCGACCGACGAACTCGCGAATCGTGTGGCCGTCCGCCTTGCGCTCGATCATGCGGAGCTGGTCGCCGGCGACATTGGCCGGGTCGCGCGCCGCCTTCGCAGCGTCGGTGAGGACCTGCTTCTCGACGACGGCGAACATCGCTTCGTCGGCATAGGCGGCCGTGGCGATGTCGACGTCCTTCCAGGTCGCGCTGTGCGGCTTGAGGAGCTTGACCACCCGGCGCCGGAACTGCGCGGAGGTCTCGCCCGGCATCGCGCGCGGGCCGTTCATCCCCAGCGCCCGGCAGGCATCGTCAGCGATTGCCCAAGCGTCGGCGAGGCGGGAATGATCGTCGTCCGGGATCGGCATGATCTTCGCGTCGGTCGCCTTGACGGCGCGCTCGACGGCGGCGATCCGGTCGCCCAGACCGGCGGTATCGGCTTTCGCCTTGTCTTCCTCGTCTTTCTTGGCGGCGTCGGCCTTCTTTTTTTCTTCCTCCTCCTTGTCGGCCGCGTCCTTCTTCGCCTTGTCGGCGGCGGTCTTTTCGGCTTCTTCCTTCTTGTCCGGGAACTCGTCCTTCTTGGCCGCGTCGGCTTTCTTCTTCTCCTCGTCCATCGCGTCCATCCGGGCGTCGACCCGTTTCACGGCGTCCATGCACCCGGTGACGGCATCGAGAACGTGGGAGAGCTTTTCGTCTAAGGACTTGCCGGCGTCCGCGTCCTTGCGGGCGGCGTCGTCCTTGGCAGCGTCTTTCTTGGCGTCCATCTTGGGCTGCTCTGCGACCGCATCCTTCTTCGCGGCATCGTCCTTGGCCTCTTCCTTTTTCGCTTCGTCAGCCATCGCTGTGTCCTCTCGTGATTCGGAACGAATGCCGCTCGGGTCGCCGCCCTTGTCCCAGACGCCCAACTCGCAAATCGCGACGTGGTCGACGAGACTCGGTTTGCCTTCGATGAGAACCTTCGAACCATCCTCCATGCGCAGACTTCGATTGACCTTGAAGTCCTTGAAGTTCACGCCGGGTGAGGTGGAAAGGTTCTCCTCGTCTAAGAGCCGGTTGGTTTCATCGTCGTAGATTTTGGCGATGCCCCAGACCTCATCGCCGGCAACATACGGCAAAAAAATGGTCCCCACAATACGATTAGCGAACTCCTCGCTGTTCAGGAGCGCCTTGGCGGGGTGTTTGAAGATCACCGGGAGGCCGTTGCAGCGGGCCAGCATCCGTTCGGTCAGGTGGATGTCGGCATCGCGGTAGACAAATTCCTCGACCTTGGGCCGGAACGAACCACCCGTCCCGGTTATGCGAATCGCCCACAAAGTCACGTTTTCATAGCGTTGCGGCGAGACGAGGCGACCGTCGACCATCGCCCGCGCGACGTCGAGTTCGTCCATCGACAGACGCTCGAGCGCGATCCGGCAACCGGGATGCAGCGGTTCGGGCGGCGCCGTGATCGGCGACCAGGCGTAGCCGTCGTGCTCGTCGTTGAGCTCCGGCACGAACTCGTTCGTCACTTTTTGCAGGAACGTCGTGTAGTCCACATCGACCGGCATCGCTGGGACAATCGAAGGGGCCGTCGGCGCGCCGCCGTCAACAGGGTTGCCAAGCGGCGACGCGCCGGGACCAGCCACGCCTTGCAGCGCGGAGCCGGATCGGGTTCGGGTGTGGAGGATTCTGATGCCGTCGGGGACGTGGCCGATCTCCTCGCGGGTCTCGCGGATCGCGGTCTGCTCGGCGGTCTCGTCGCCTTCTTGGCCGCCACCGGGAAAATCCCAACACGCGGGGCAATCGGGCGCGCTCGCGGTCCGCCGGAGAAACAAAGCGTTTCCATTCATCGATACGAGCAAAATCCCGGCAGCTTTCACGAGACGACCTTGATGTTCGTCGCGTCATGCCCGACGCCGCCGATCACCCGCCGGTCGTCGCAGTGCGCTCCGAGCCGCGCGGTCATCTTGTCGATGCTGTCGCACATCGAGCAGACTGCGTCGATGACGGTATTTAGGCCGGCGGGGGTGGAATCGATCCCAGTGAACGTGCCTTTGTTCTTGCCCGCGTAGAGGACCTGCTCGCCCTTTTCCTTGCCGTACTCCTTGGTGAGCGCGGATTTGATCTCTTCGCCCTTGGCGGTCAGCGGCATGGTCCCCAACCCTCTGGAACTTAAAAGGTGGTATGATGGTTCCTACCACAAGTTCGCGGGAGCGACAAAATTATGCGTGTCCCGCTGGAGGATGCGCCATGAACGGCTCTGGGTTGCTCGGCTTCCTGATCACCATCATCGTTTTGTTTGCGGTCGGCGCTATCTTCTTCCTCACCATCGACCGAGTCGCCAAGGACCCGTTCCTCGCCAAGATCGCGAAGATCGTGGTCGGGTGCTTGATCCTGATCGCGTTCATCATCGCCATCGCTGGCGTGCTTGGCTTCGGAGGAGGCGGCGTCTCCGCGACCCCGCAGTCGATCGTTATCTTCGCGGTCGCCGTCTTGGTGCTGATCGTCGTCCTGTTCCTGATCGACCTGTTCTTGACATGGCTCGCCGCCAACATGGGACTCAGCCCGCCAATCGTTCAGGCGGTGAGTTTCGTAATTACCGTCATCGCCCTGATCGCCCTGATCTTGGTCGCCGGTGACGCGCTCATCGGAGGGGGCGCCAATCTGCCCTTTCGCGGCCTCGGGGAGCGACACAGCGCGCTGTCGGGGAATGCCGGCTGGGCCGCCGCCTGATACCGACCCGCCGCCGTCGATCATCGCGCCGGAACGTTAAGACGCCCGCGGCGCTTCCCGCCCGGTGATCGCCTCGTAGTGCATCTCGTGCGCGTCCGCGACGACCTCCGCGATCCGCGCCTCGTCCTGCTGAATCGTCCAGAATCCGTCGGCGTCCCGTGTGAAACTGCACCATCCGACGAGATCGAGACTGATCGGGACAAACATCGCCGACGGAAACTCGGCCTCCATCCGCCCCATTTTGAAGCCGGCCTTGCGCAGCCGCGCGACGAGCCTAGGCGCGACGAGCGCCTGGAGTTCTTGGTCGGTCAGACGCATTTCGCGCATTGAGCTTCTCCAACGCCCCGATGATCGCCTGCGCGGCGGGATGCAGCGGCGGCTTCCCGAACACGGTGAACTGCTGCTTGAAATTCCGCAAGTGTGCAGGATGGACCTGGCGCGTTCCGTCCATCGTCACTGCCTCGACGCTGGTCAAGGGCTTGCCGTGCGGGTGATGCTTGTCGAACGGCGAAAGCTCCGCGATCACGAACGGCCGGTCTCGGAAATAGGCGATCTCGTGGTCGTCGTAGTTCGCTAGCATCCCGTCGTCGATGGTCCCGCCGAACTTCAATTCCCGGTCCTTGACGATGAACATCGGCGTCAGGTGGAAGCAGTGCATCGAGACGTCCCGGTCATGGTCGTCGTGCTGGAAGAACATCTGCGTCGGCTGCTGCGCGGCTCCGGTTCCCCACAGCATGTCGTCGGTCAGGTGGTGCCGGTGCGACCAGCACCACCGCGCCAGGACGTCCGCGGTCACGCCTATAGGGCAGACGTTGCCGTCGATCAGCGTTCGGATGCCGACCGAAACGCCGACCTTGACGTTCCCGCGCAGCGCGGCATTGACGACCCGCATGGTCTCGATCGACACGACGGTGTCGGAGTTCAGGAGAACGAGGAGCGCGCCGGCCGGCGTTCGCTCGATTGCTTCCCGGTGCGCGCGCTCGAACGCGACCCAGTCCCCGAGATTGCCCGCCCCTATGCCTCGCTGGACCGGCCGGAAGTCTATCCGCAGGCCGGGGACCGACCTTCGAAACAGCGTGCGCTCGTCGGTGTGGACGATGAACGTTGCCCGGACATCACGATCCCAAGCCAGTAGCGACGCCCATATCGCCGGCAGCGTGTAGCGGGTCGCCATCTCGACGTAGTGGCGGCCCCACGCCGGGATCGAAATGAAGACCTCGCGCATCCTAATTCCCCAGTCAGACTTGCGCTTCGAACAGCAGCCGTTTTTGCAGCGGATGCTTATCGATGCGCGGGCGCGACGGTACTGACCAGCTTCGCCCCGGCGTTTCCGCGATCATGCGCCAGCCCGCCGCCATCAACGACGTGCCCGGCTCGCTGGCGAGGATGTAGGTTCCGACCTTCTTGAAGCCGAGGGCGAAGCAAGCCTTGGCGCTGGCCCCGTAGAGGAACGAGCAGGCGTCCTTGGTGCCGTCAGTGCAGAGCCGGGTTACTTCGGCCGTCACACCGTCGTCGCGGTGTCTGCTTACTGGGCGGCCGATAATCGCTACGCCAACGATCTTCCTGGCGCCACCATCGAGCGAATCTGCGGTTGCTGCCGCAATCGAGAAAAGATGCCCGACTACGGGCTTGTGATGCCGATGATAGGCAACCACGAAAACATTGGCTTCGCCGAGGTCGATCCGCTCCACGGTGAATTTGCGGCTCATCGGAAAACAACCCCATAGCCCATCTTCGAGCCGGGCGTGATGAACTCGCGGGCCTCGTGCGCGGCGCGCGGCGGCGTGTGAAGGCCGGATTTGAGTTCTCGCCAGAACCGCCCGACCTCGTTCGGCAAGCCGCTCGACTTCCATCCCGCCGGCGCGTCGATGTCGTGCACGGCCACGACCTTCCCGAACGCCTGATAATCGGTCCAGTCCGAGATTACGCCGCCGTAGGTATGGTCGCCGTCGATCAGGACAAGATCGAACGGCGCGTTCGCCTTCGCCGCCCACAACGCGGACGTTTCCCGCGATGATTCATAGAGCAAGGCCGTCCGCTGGCCCATGTTGCGCAGTTCGATAAGCGTCGCAGCCATGCGCCCCATCGTCTCCGCGTTCTCCGGCAGGTCAATCGACATGCCGAACGCGCCCGGCCGGAGGTTCGCCATCACCGCGAAGAACGAGTCGCCGTTGCGGCTTCCGATTTCGAGATAGCGCCGGACGTCGAGTTCGACCGCGAGATTGACGAACGTCTTTAGTTCGCCGAGGTCTTGGTGCTTGTTCGTGTCGCGGAGCCTCATTGCAGTAACTTGTAGGGGCGCCAGCGATGAACGGCCCAAATATAACCGATTGAAATGGCGATATTGAGCGGCACAAGATCAAGGTTGCCGTGAAAGGCATTGCATATCGTATAGCCAGCGGCCACCCCGACAAGGTGCCTTTCCTGCCATATCGCATCTAGTAGAGATTGCATTGGAAATTTTCCCTGTTGATTCGCCGATTTTAGACGGGCGGTAGCCCCCCGTAAATCCTCGCATAATCCCGCTTCAGGCCGTCCACCATTTTCTGCAGCCGATACCGCTCCGCCTCGGGACCGATCTTCGGGGCCACCTCTGGACCTGCCGAATCGGCGCGGGCCTGCCGGGCGGAACGGACTTCCTCGCCGCCACGGACGGAGGCGAGCGCGGCTTTGCCTTTGGCTGTCAGCATCTCGGGCGGCAAATCTCTTAATGCGTACGCGAATCGAAAATAGCACCGGCAGAAGGGTTCTTGCGCTGGCGCGGTGACCTCGTCGGCATATCCCAACTTTCCCTTTTTCACGAACCCGGCGCGCGCGGCCCAACTGTCTCGGATGAGGAAAGGCTGGCCGCCGTTCTCTCGCGAATCTCGTTCGGCATGGTCAGGCCTAAAATTGTAGCCTTGCTGTTTGTAATGACTCACCCAGAAACCTGCGATGGCTCCGCCATCGACGGCGATAATATCGTTGATTGCCGCAACGAGTTTTGCGCCCTGATCGATGGCAACTCGGCGCTCTTCCCACGTCAGCGACGCGAGCGACTTGCGGACGTTCGCCTTGACCTCTGCGCGCGATTCGCCGGACACGCCGCCCTTCGGGATCGATGTCGACCAGCCCTGAAAGCGTTGCAGCGTCTTGTCGATTGCCTGCGCACGGTTGAGCTTGATGAGATTCGCGGACGCGAGAATCCGCCGGTCCAACTCCCCCCGCAGCGCCGGCCGGAGTTTCTCCAGCGTGAACCGCTCGACGCCGGGGTTGTAGCGGAGCGCGCCGCCTTGATCGACCATCCGGCGGTAGACGGCGGCTAGGCCGTCGCGGAGTTGCTGTTCGAGTGAGGCCGCGGAGATCAGCGACCGCTCGGCCGCCATGCGGAGTTCGCGGACCCACTTCTCGACGCGCTCCGCCGAATCGTAGCCGTGCGTTACGAGATCGCTGATCGCGGCCGCGAGGACGTCCTGGAAGGTCTGCTGCTTCGGCATCAGCGTGGCGGCTCGATTCTATCAATGTAGTGGCGCGCTGCGTCCGTCATCAAATCCGGTATATGTTCGAGACAGGCGTGAACATAGTCGTCCGGTTTGACACCATATCGAACTTCGTATTCGGCGCGCTTATCGCAGCCGATTTTGCAGCAATGGGGTCGTTCGCTCACGTTTCCCTCCTTCGCGCCTTGCGCCTCACGCGCGGCTTCGGCTCCGCGTACCGCTCGATCCGGATGATCGGCAGGACGATGATTATCGCCGAGTCGGCGAGGTCGCGGTCGACCGAGTCCGCGTGGCGGCTCTTTCGGTCCGGGTCGGGGTAGCGGACGATCTTGGCGGTCATGATTTCTATACTTAACTCCTTCGCAAATGAGGCCCCAGCCTCCTGGATATTTCTATCAAGGAACCCACTGGTATGGGCCTGCCAGAACTAGGGCCTCATCCTGCGAATGCGCCGCTCGCGCGGTTGTGTTAGATCGGTTTCTCGATCAGAACACCCCTATTTTCCGGTCTTCCGGGCCGGTACGGACTCCGGCTTGTGCCGGAATTGGTAGTTTAGGTCCGGGCGGGCGGTCCGCTTTGTGGTGGTTTTGGCGCCGCACAAAACGGATTTTCGAGAGTGGTGTCTGTAGCCAGCCCAGATTCATCAAATCCCTCGATTGAAGCGAAAGCTATTACCGGAATCGTCCACGCGCCACTCGGAAATTACCTGCCGAGACGCAGCCAATTCTCTAGGCGCTGGCCATTTTATCCGAGTTCTTTGTTCTTTTTCTGCGCGTTCTTTCTCAGCCAGCCGCGCTTTATAACGCAGCCATCGCTGATCAAAACTCCGCCGGTCGCGTATCGTCGCGTCTGTCCGGGCGCTGATCGCTCGGGCCTCATTTATCAATTCTGTCATCCACGCTGCTTCAGTCATGGCAACTTCCCCACCCCAAAATCTCGATGCCATTTTTCGTGACGGATGGCCTCTTGATGGTCAATCCATAGAACCACAGCGGAAAAAATACCGCCGATAAAAAGGCCAACGATCAGAGCACTGCTCACGGCGACTTCCCCTTCGGCTTGTACATCGGCGGCTCCGCCTCGGCGAAGAGGACCGCCCAGCCCTTCGGCGTCAAAATCCAGCGGTTGCCCTCGATTCGCACGTAGCCGTCTACCGCCAGCTTGCGGATGCGATCCGCCATCTTGAGCGTGATCGCGTCGTCCCCGCTGCCGGGCGCGCTCATTCTCTGCGAACCTTTTGCAAGGATCGAGGATAGCCGATCTCAAGCGATTTGCGTTCAAATACCATGCAAGCAGCTTCCCCAATGGTGAAGCCGAGCGACTGGCAAAGCAGGTCGAGATAGACAAATGTGTCGCCGAGTTCACTGAAGAGTTTACCGCGTAATTCTTTCTCGGTTTCTTTGTTGCCGGGGATTCCGTCGCGGATACGGTTAAGTTTTTTGGCGACATTCGCCGCCTCACCAAGTTCTCCCATGATAGCCGTCATCCAATCGGATGTGCTCCAATCGGAAAGTTTGTGGTTAAAGCCTTCCGACGATTCGCAGCGTAGCCGATTAGCTTCGCTGAAATCGGCAAACATCATATTTTCGTGGATCATGGCGCCTCTCCCTGTTGAACATGGGATTTTTAGCCCATTCGAGGGCCTAAGTCTAGTTCGGCGGCGCCAGGGCTTTGATGTGGCCGTTTGGCTTTGGAAGACCAGCCGGGTTCTGGCTCATCATCGTCACAAGGTCGTCGAGTTCGGCGTCGTCGAGCTTGCGCATGACGCGGCGGCGGACGGAGCGGGCGGTAGCCGAATCGGTCGCCGCGAACGGCTTCGGCTCGTTGGGCTCCGTAGCCGGGACAGGCGGCTCGTAGTTCTTCAGCGCCTCCAGGTCGAGGATCATCGGCTCCTGGAACATTAGCTTGTTCTGGTTGATGTTGTCCTGCGCCCACCCGATCAGTGTCGCCTTGTTCTCCGGGTCGAGCATCGGGCCGAAGACCTCGACCGTCGCGATGATCGCCTTCAGCTTGACGTCATCGGTCTTGACCTTTTCCGAATCCGGCTCGGTCAGCAGGTTCGGCCACTTCGCCGTGAACGACTGCGACCACTGATAAAACGCATCCTCGTAGCGCATATCCCCGTAAGCCTCGGGGAATTTCTTCTGGATCGTCTTGTAAAAATCCTTGTTCCAAGCCCGCCGCATCGTGATCCGGTCCATGAACGAATAGACCGGGGCGACGTGGCGGCGGAACGAATCGATGAAGCCCGCGACCATCTTCGCGTCCTCGGTGCCTTCTCCAAAGCCTTCCGCGAAGGTCTCCTGCTTCAAAATGATCGCCGGCATGTCCGCCGCCGTCGCGATGTTCTCCAAAATGTTCGTCCGCGCCATGCCAAACGCCTTGTCGATGTTCTGCATGTTCAGCGTCTCGACTTCCTCGTCCTTCCCGACGGAGATCACGTTGCCGATAGTCGCGATCTTGATGAAGAACCTCTTAAGCGAAGCGGACGCCTGCATGATCTGATCGATAATTGCCCCGGCCGTCGACAGCTTGAGGATGAACACCCCAGCCTTCTTGGTCACAAGGTCATCGGTCAGCATCGTCTGGATAAAGGATTTTAGCGGGAACAGCGCACGCTGGAATACCGACCGCCCCACGAAACCGAACGCCGACGGCGTGTAGGCGATATAGACCGGCCGCTCGTTCATGATCGTAACGGTACGAGAGCGGTGATAAGGCTTGCCCGATACCGAGATCGCCGTCACTTTCATGAAATCGATCGAGTTCGGGTTCTGGTTCAGCACGAGGCTACCCGCGGTGTTCAGCGGGTCGAAGACGGAGAATGCGATTTGCAGGTCGGCGAGCTTGTCAGATTCAATTGGCTCACTTGGGTCGACGCCTTCAGCCACGACTGCCAGCGTACCAATGCCATAGGCCCGCGAGACTGACACCACGTTGTAAATTACTTCATCACAACGGTCAGCTTCCCATTGCCGTACGAACTGATCGCGGACGTGGTCCTCTGGTGAATCTGGAATAGCGATTTCGCGCGGTTGCGACTGCGCGAGCGTGATCGGGCCTTCAACTAATTTTTTCCCGAGTACGTGGAATAACCAGATGGTTTTACATATTTCATAAGATGGGAGGTCACCCGGTTCAATATCGGGGAAGGTGAGCATCTCGGAAAGAGCGTTGCCGAGCGATGAGCCGTTGACGTCGATCTGGCCGAACATTCGCTATCCTCGGGGCGGTGGCTGCTGCGGCAGGTTCCCCGCCTGCAGAATCGAGACCTTGGCGAGGCCGTCGCGGAATGAGTCCGCAAAATCGCGCCGCGCCTTGGCGACCTGGTCGACCGGATTTCCGGCCACGCTCAGCGCCAGCATCTTGCCGGTCTGCCGGGCGATGGCATTGAGGATGATGGCCGGGGAAATCCCGGTTGCGCCCGACATGATGCCGCGGACCATGACGCCGACGATGGGCCCGAGCTGCGCGTCGATCGCGGCGTTCGGGTCGACCTTCGGCGCGGCCTGGGCATCGGGGAGCGCGGGGAGGACTTGCTCCTCGGTAGCAGCGCCGTTCATTGGAGATTCGGTCACTGCGCGCTCCTCTCTGCGGCATCTGTGGGCGACTTCACGCCCATTAGATCGATAATTCTCGGTGCCGGTTCGGTGGCCCAGGCATAGAACTGCTTGGCCTTGTCGAGCGGGTCAAAAGCGATATATCCGCTCGCCCTAACTGATTCCGCCATCTTCACCGCAGCTTCGATACATCGAACGCGAATTTCCCTGTCGTCCATCGTAGTCTCTCCCTGTTGAATCAGAACGGCCGTCGGCGCCGGGCCTGGTTGACGAGGCGCCGCCCAGCGACCTCCGTCGCGTTCGGCGCCTTGCCCCAGAAGATCAGCGCCCACACGACCCACAGCGCGGCGAGGAAAGCGATGACGAAAGCCGTCGTCCACATCAGAATCCCTCTGCGTTTCCAAGCGCGATCGCCAGACCATACGCGAAACAGTCGGTCAGGTCATCTTCGCGTGTGGAATCCTTGTCCCCGACCCGAAAACCGACGACCTGGCCGAGAAGATGATTCCGCACGGTCCCCTTGTAATTTGTGACCTTGTCGTAGGCCGGGCGCGCTATCTTGCAAAGCTCCTGGTAAACGTAGCCAGAAACCGAAATACAACGCTCGTCCTTGCCCACCTTTGTCAGCGGCGATTCGATCGGGAACGCGGGCCAGCCGCGACGTCGCGCCTGCTGCAGCAGGATCATGCCCGACGATTTGTCCTCGATGAAAACGCCGAGGCTTCCGCGGTTGGCTTGGCATTTTGCCGCAAGGTCGCCGAGGATTTGAAAGACCGTCGGCAACCACGTCTCGAGCAGCGCGCCTTCGATCTGGACCAGATCCCAGTCGACGATGACTAGCCGATAGGCAGGGCCGACTTGGCCGTCCACACCGACTGGCCGGATGTGATTGCGGATTAGGGCGAAAAACACCACGCCGGTGCCATCGTTCGTCTTGCCGGTTTTCGTGGCAGAATCAATGACCGCATAGACCGCTTCGCAGCGGATCGGCATATCCATCGGCTCGCCATTCACCAACAGCTTATCCCGCGAGAAAAAGGCGGATCCTGACCAGTCGACAAATTCTGCGAGGAACTCTTGCTGATAAACCAGCGGCAGATTGTCCCTTTGCAACGCCTCCACGGCCTCTCTAGGCAGGAACGGATTTGATTGGGTCGGCGCATGAAACTGGACAAACCCGTAGGCGGCGTCATGGCACAGCGCATATAGGAAATTGGTGCTGTCGATCCCGTTTGTATTCGACATCATCAATGCCCGGCCGCCGTAGTCGAGAAGCGTCGGCTTGATCGACTTGGTCCAGATATCGATCGTGTTGGGCTTGGTGAAAGCGATCTCGTCGCCGATGACACGGTGATACTTTCGGGAGCGCCCAGCGTTCTCGTCCTCGAGCGACCAGAAATCAACGCGGCCGCCAGTAATCGTCCGGATGATGCCGTGCGTCTTGTCCGAGCTTTTCTTGATCGGGTCGAGCGCCTCGACGATCACGTTGTAGGATTCGAGAAGCCGATTCCGCTCCGGGGCGAACCAGCCGACGTAGCGGCCTTTCGCGGCGTCATCGATCGCCACCGATTCGCCGATCACGTTCTTGCCCCACCGGCGACCGCAGCGGGCCACGACGTAGGGCGCTTGGGACATGAGCCAGCGGAGCTTCGCCTGGGCGGGGTGGAACGTGGGGAGCGTCACGCGGGCGGTCTGCGCCTCGAACGGCACCATGCCGACGTCGCTCATCGGCGCCATCTCCGCTGTGCACGGCGGAGACGACACCCTTCGACCAGCATTCGCACGAAAGCCCTCATTCGTTCACGACCTTCGGCAACGCCGGCGGTTCCTCATCCTCTGCTGAAATCACGGTGAGGGCTGGCAACACGGTCCCGAGCCCGACCGGCGCCCTGAAATCGGACGGGAAGCCGCCGTCGATTTCGACCTTGGTGACGACCGATGCCCCGACGACCATCGCCGAATAGCGCGGGTGCTGGAACGGCGTAAGGACCGCCGCGGTTTCCTTCGCCATCGCTGAATAGTGCCGGAACATGGCCTCGTCATAATTTGGGTTCGAGTTCGTGCGCACCCCGTTGACCACGCTCCACTGCGCCCACGGTTGGTAAAGCGCCGTCAGCCCCATGTAGACGCTCACAAGCTGGATCAGCACGTCCTTGCCCGATACCGGCGGCTTGCCCGTTGCCTTCTCAACCTCCGCCGCGATAGCGGCCTGCGCGGCCGCCTCTTGCGCCTTCAGCCGCTCAAGTTCCTCCCGCACCTGCTTTTCCCGGGCGAGCGTGGCCTTGTTCTTCGACCCCTTCTGTTTGCCGCCAGGCCGGACGCCCTTGGGTGGGCCCGTTTTTTTGCGCGGCCGACCTGCCTTGGTCAGCTTTGGCGCAACGGGCAGGGCCTCTGTGGGCCGTCCCGGGGCCTCTGGCGGGGATTTAAGGGTCTCATCCATAGCGTCTCCGAGCATATAGGTTCGGATAGGTTTGGCGAGGGCTCCTGATTAGGAAAGCTTAAACCCTTCGGGGCTACGGTGATTCTCGTTCACTTAACGAGGATAGCCATGCGTAAACTGTGGATGATCTGGATATTGCTGGGCCCGGAGGAGTTGGTCGCCCTGTCGGCGTTCTTGGCGACGGTCGCGGTCTGGGCGGTGACGATCGGGGCGCTACTTTCCTGAGCAGAGCGGGCATAGCCATGGACGCCCCCGGCCTTTGCCGTCCCGCTCTTTCCAGCCGGCGCGCATGGCAAGGGCGTGCTCGGCGGCAAAGCCGTCGGCGTGCATGAACGTTCCGGTGATCGTACCGAAGAGGTCGCCATGGTCCCCGTCGCAGGTCAGGACGAGCGCAGTCGGGCGCGGGGGCACCATGGATTCGTCGGCGGTTATGGTGATTCCCATGCGAACGATCTTAGCGGCGGATCCCTGAAAAAGGAAAGGCGGCCCGGGGTTTATTCCGGACCGCCTCGGGGAAAAGGGACTCACGCATCACTGCGTTACGCCACTAGCCGGGCTTTTAGTGGGAACAGGGGCTGGAGGCAAGAGGCTGATCTCTTGTTAACCGGCTTTTGCTCGGCCGCGCAGAGCGAAGCGTTTGTCGAGCGCCCTTCCTTCATCGGTCCACGACTTGGCTTGCGCTTCGGTGCATTCGTGACAGTAGGCGTAGGACATAATCCCGTCGCTCATCCACAGCATGGTAAGGCTTCTCCCGGTCGTGCCCGGCTTGACGTTATGACCGCAGCAATGGCATCGGCGTGGCTTCCTGAATTGCACGATCTTGTCGCGTAGTTCGCGATCACCGACATCACCAAAATCCCCGTCAAAGGGATTGTAGTCGAGGGCGAGAGCAAGATCGCTCATTTCCGATCCCACAGCGCGTCGTCGCGTCGTTTTTCGTATTCCACATCAGGGTCTTTGCCGTGGATCGGGCACCACGGATCAAGGATCGGCTCGGGCGGATCGAGCGACGCCGAATTGACCGAGTTCATCCGGCAGGTGCAAGAATAGAGCGACATTTTGTAGCCCATGATTTTCTCCGTGCTTATTGGCCATTAACCGCCTGTTTGGATGATAGCGGCCCTATGGCCTCGGCACCATTTTTGCCAAATGCCGGGGAGGCAGTACCCATCATATCGCCTACCGTTAGGCCGAATGCGCCAATAGGAAACGCCACATTCGTTCGCATGGATTACATGGCGCTCGCCAATCGACGGATAATCCGAGCGCACGATATCACCTGGCTTGGGATCGATGCGAGGATCGCGACCGACTTTTTGGAGCGCTCGATTAACAATCTGTTCTGCTGTGCTCATGGGTTCTCCCGGCTAATCGCTTATGAACGCGGAAGTATCTTGCCGTCTTTGTGTGTGACAAAGGTGGCCTTTATGCCGATTTCAGCAAGTTGTTCAGCGGCTATTTTGTTGACGATACAACAAGCCTGCGAACATCGCTCAATCGCGCGCTCACCGCGCCAGCTATGATACAAGCCCCATGACGGCGTATGCCATCGAGCGCTGTCACAATGAACGTGCTTGATCCAGTCCGGATCGGACGCTGGCTCACACGGCGGCCACGAACGAGGATTGTCGATAAAGAGCACGTCCTTAAACATCATTGCTTCTCCCTGCTGTCTGCTCACCTGTCGGCGATAACGCCGTAGCGCATCGGAAAATAATATCCCGCAGTGTGACGCCATACAAGAAAGTAGTACCGCCGCCATGAGTGGCCTTGTCCGCAAGATCGCCGATGTTCAGAATTGTTGCCCTCAACGCCGCGATCACCTTCGCGTCTGATTCGCGGAGCTCAGTGAGGCGCGCGACCTCATGGCAGGCCGTATCGTGAAGCTGCGCAATGGTCTCGACCTTCATTGCCTCATCGGTTCTCATGGTTCTTCCTGCTGTTCAGGGATTAGACGGAAATTGTAGCAGCGCCATGAGATGCTTCCCATGTGCCCTTCTTACCGTTCCAACTTGACCGCATTGGTCCGTTCGATTTCATGACGTAGAAGCCAATCGCGACAGCAACCATGTGTTCGAATGCCTCGTCCGAGATAGCGATGCAGTTCGGCGTCTCGCAACCGCCAGCGTGAAACGTGATCTTGGCGACTGTCTCCGGCATCCCTATCGGCCCGCGTTTCGACTTGTGGCACGACACGCGGATATTATGCGGACGACCGGGCAGGCCGTAGTATTTGGTCTCGGTGATCTTGGACTGATACCGAAACTCAAAGCCGGCATCGAGTATCACCTTGCCCGCGCGCTCGCAGGCGTCGAAGATATTGACCCTCTTTTTGGCGCTCGCTTTCATGTGGTGCCTAGACATCGACGGCTTTCATTTGGGCGTTAACTCGGCGTTATTCTTCCACTCCCACATCGGTTTCGGAATAGGTATCGCATGGCTCACAATACCAGCCGCCGAATTTGTTTGGCGCCATGCCGTTCGAGTCGGCACTTACCCACTTGCAGGGCTTGCCACACACAGCACAATTGATTCCCAATATTGTCATCGTTACTCGTCCCGAGCTGCGGTGAAAAGCGATGCGGAAAGATCGGGCCATTTTTTCTCTAGCGCATCGACCCATTGTTGAAGCGACCGCGGGGCGTCGCTGGGCGAAAACGTCTGCCACAAAAAATAGACCGCTTCGGCGGCAGCCCTTGTTTCCATCGTTACATTTGGCGTTGCCATTGGAGTTGCCTGCTGTTGGGGGTTTAGCGCCTGTTCGTTATGTCGAGGCTCGCAATCATGGCGAGGGGAAATAGTTTGAACGGTCGCCACCATGTCCAGTCGGTCAAGTAGATCATTCGCTTGCGCGTGTGCCAGTTGAGCACAAAGCCTCTGTGCTGGTGTTCGGTCCCTTCATTAATCCAAAGCCAGTAGTAGGACAGCGGCCCGATCTTGAAAATGGGATGCTGCTCCGGGATTTTCCATTCGTCGGTAAGAT